CACTTTTCAAACTGTCACAGGGGGCACCACCGCCCCCTTTTTTATTGCTATAATTACTTCAGTTAAACAAAACCACCTAACTAGATTATGTCTCGCAAAAATTCCGTGACAACCGACTACATCGTTACTTCTCTCAAGGCACTCTTTGGCACCGAAGTTACTTCTGCCGATATTCGTGGATGGTGTGCGTCCAACGGAGCAAACTATCAAACCGTGTCTTCCAAACTTGAGGGTTACAAAGTTTCTCGTGGTCGTTGGAATCTTGAAGTGACTCCCACCGTTGTTGGTAAGATGGAGCAGGCATATCAAGCTCCTGCTGCCCTTCCTGCCGTAGAACAGAACCTTATTCCTGATAAAGATGATACCTTCGTCAAGTTTGGTAACTTTAACGATATTAAAAAAATTATTCAGTCCCGCCTTTTTTATCCTACGTTCATTACGGGTCTTTCAGGTAATGGCAAAACGTTTAGTGTTGAGCAAGCGTGTGCTCAACTTAATCGTGAATTGATTCGTGTTAACATTACTATTGAAACTGATGAGGATGATCTTATTGGGGGTTTCCGCCTTGTTAATGGTGAGACGGTGTGGCACAACGGACCCGTCATCGAAGCACTGGAACGTGGCGCTATGTTGCTTCTCGATGAAGTGGATCTTGCATCTAACAAAATTCTTTGCCTGCAATCCATCCTTGAAGGTAAGGGTGTCTTCCTGAAGAAAATCGGTCGTTTCGTGAAACCTGCCTCTGGATTCAACGTTATTGCCACCGCAAACACCAAGGGTAAGGGTTCTGATGATGGACGCTTTATCGGCACCAACGTCCTCAACGAAGCGTTCCTGGAGCGTTTCTGCGTGACCTTCGAGCAACCTTATCCTGCCGCCGCTACGGAGATTCGCATCCTTCAGGGCATCGCAGCATCTCTGGGTCTTACTGAGATTGATGATTTCTGTAAGCGTCTTGCCGATTGGGGTGATGTGATTCGTAAGACCTTCTATGATGGTGGTATTGAGGAAATCATCTCCACTCGCCGCCTGGTGCATATCATCCGTGCCTACAGCATCTTCGGTGATAAGGCAAAGGCAATTCAAGTCTGTATCAACCGTTTTGATGAAGAAACCAAAACTGCCTTCCTTGAACTCTATGACAAGATTGATGCTGATTTCCAGATGCCTTCTACCGAACTTGAATTGACAATTGAGGGTGGTAAAGAGGTTGACTTGAACCCCACAATCTGATATAATTGGGGGAGGTTAATTATGACTTCCCCTAACTATGTTTGGACCTGAAGAAGAACAAAATTTTATCAATAAATTCAATCTCACTATGAATGAACATAGTGGATACTTAGACCTTACAAAAACTCCTGTTACTATGACTGAAAACAAAAATCATCTTTGGAAATACAACGAAGATAAAATTCTCAAAGATGTTGAGGATTATGTAACTAGCACCTATCACGGGCATTATTGTGGTGATAGTGATGGTTATGCCGACATTCAGACTATTGACCTGATGGCAGCAAAGAAACTGGCAGCAGGATTCTGTCAGGCAAACATCCTTAAATACGGTTCTCGTTATGGTGATAAGGATGGACGTAACAAGCGTGACTTGATGAAAGTCATTCACTATGCTATGCTACTCCTCCACTTTGACGGGCATTACACTCGCAAAGATAATGGACTTACTGAATTCACTCGTTGATTATTATGAAACTGAAAGAAAACACTATGAAACTCTCTGATAATACCCTGACTCTTCTCAAGAACTTTGCTGGTATTAATCAGTCTATTCTTGTCAAGCAAGGTAATAAACTCCGCACAATCTCTATTGCCAAAAACATTCTGGCAGAGGCAGAAATCACCGAAGAGTTCCCCCGTGATTTTGCGATTTATGACCTTAACCAATTCTTGAATGGTTTGAGTCTTCACAGCGACCCCGACCTTGATTTTGCCGAGGATTCTTATATTACTATCCGTGAAGGTAAGCGGCGGGTAAAGTATTTCTATGCCGACCCTAACGTAATCATTTCTCCTCCGGAAAAGGAAATCAAACTTCCTTCTGAGGATGTATGCTTCCAACTTGAAACTGGTTCTCTGGAGAAACTTGTGAAAGCGGCAGGAGTTTATCAATTGCCTGATATTTCTGCAATTGGTGATGCTGGCGTGATTCGTCTAGTGGTTCGTGACAAGAAGAATGATACCTCTAACGAATACTCCATCGTTGTGGGTGAAACTGACGAACAATTCACTTTCAATTTCAAGGTTGAGAACATCAGTAAGATTGTCTCTGGTGCCTATAATGTTGTGGTGTCTTCTAAACTTCTGTCACAATTCACCAATACCAAGCACAATCTTTCTTACTGGATTGCTTTAGAACCAGACAGCACCTTTAACTGATTCTCTCTTTTTTATTATGGAATTTCTTCTTTATTTGACTCCCACCGGACAGGAAATCATTAGCAGTATTATGCTAAAGAACTATAACATTAGGCAAAATGCTCCAGTCTGTAGAAACAAGGAATTGTTTGGACTTCTAAAGACTCCTGATTTTATTGTTTGTTTGGATAACATTAAAAATAAGATTAGTCCCGTTAAGCACTATGTTAATGAAACTGTCTATCACGAGGCAGTTCACGTTGCACAAGCGTGTAAGGGTGGTAAACTGGGAGTGTCTGCTTCTTTGGACCAATACAAACTAAATGATGTTATGAGGTCAGTAAAGGCAACTGGTTCTTATGCTGTTTATGAAACTGAAGCATATTATCTAGAAGATAAACCAGAAGAAGTTCTTCACCATCTTAAGAAATATTGCTTCTGATGAATATATTCGTAACATCGCCCTGGCCTGCCGAAAGTGCCATTGTACTTCCTGACCGTCACGTAACAAAAATGTCTTTAGAGGCGTGTCAAATGCTCTCTATCGTGGCATCCAAGTGGTATCATAATTACGGAACTCTTCCAAAGTCAGATGGAACTCCATATGCGACTGAGAAGGGTGCCTTCCGTAATCATCCCTGTACTAAGTGGGCAGCAGAGAGTATTCATAATGCCTACTGGTTGATTAAGTGGGGTATGAATCTTTGTGATGAGTATTCTGTTCGTTATGGCAAGACCCATTCGTGCTACAATACTCTTCTAGATGCTTACTATCTTTTCCCCAAAGGAAAGATTACTGAAGTGACTCCGTTTGCTCGTGCGATGCCCGATGAATGGAAGTATGATGATAGTATTGACACCTTTACTGCTTATAAGAGGTATATTGCCTCTAAACCTTGGGTTGCGGACAACTATCTCCGTATGCCGTCAAGGCGTCCTAAATGGATAAATTAACCAAACTACACAAAATGTCCTTTGGTTATAAATAATATTAGTTATAACTCTTCTAATGGAACTTAACGGAATTATTTACAAACAATCAAAAATTTATCCCGACATTTATGTTAGTGCTTGTGGTAAAATTCTAAATGTGAAACCTATTGGGAGAGTTGACAAACGAGATGGATATGTTGTAGTTCGTGAAAAACGACTACATCAACTCGTAGTAGAATGTTGGGGAGAACCAAGACCAAAAGGTAGAGATTGGTGTATAGACCATATTGATGAAAATAAAACCAACAATAAAGTAGAAAACTTAAGATGGTTGCCTCGTTCAGAAAACACAAGAAGGTCTCAAGTTGGAAGATCAAATCCAAGAAAAGCAGTCGTTCAAATGGAGAGTGAAGTAAAGAAAGAAATTGTTAATCTTTCCAATCAGGGATTGTCGCAAAGACAAATTGCTGATATTATGGGAAAAAGTCAAAGAAGTATTTGGAATGTATTAAATGGAGTTTATTAATGAGTGACAATTTTTTGTGGGTGGAAAAGTGGAGACCAAAAAAGGTAAAAGATTGTATTCTTTCGGAGGATATTAAAAAAACTTTTTTGGAATTTATTAAAAAAGGTGAAATACCAAACCTTCTTCTTGCTGGACCTCCTGGAGTAGGTAAAACAACAGTAGCAAAAGCATTATGTGAAGAACTAGGAGTAGATTATTATGTCATTAATGGATCCGACGAAGGACGTTTCCTCGATACTGTACGGAACCAAGCAAAGAACTTTGCTTCGACCGTTTCACTTCAAGGAAATGACAAGCATAAAGTCATTATTGTGGATGAAAGTGACAACACAACCGCAGATGTTCAACTCTTATTGCGGGCAAATATTGAGACGTTTTATAACAACTGTAGATTCATCTTTACCTGCAACTACAAAAATAAAATCATTGAACCACTCCATTCCCGATGTGCCGTCATTGAATTTTCCATCAAAGGGAAGGAAAAGGTCCAGCTGGCGGGACTCTTCTTCAAGCGTTTACAAAACATCTTGGATGCGGAGAGCATCCGATATGATCCGAAAGTCCTTGCAGAACTCATTAACAAGCACTTCCCAGATTTCCGAAGAGTCACCAACGAATGTCAGCGATATTCCGTTGGAGGAGAAATAGACTCTGGAATTCTTGCGTCCTTCTCTGACATTTCCGTAAATGAACTTAACAAGTTTCTAAAGGAAAAGAACTTCCCCGAAGTTCGTAAGTGGGTGGTTTCTAATCTTGATAATGACATTAATCTTATTTTGCGTCGTATCTATGATTCTTTGTATGAGGTTCTTGATGGTCCTTCCATTGCTTCTGCTGTTTTGATTATGGCAAAATATCAGTATCAATCTGCTTTTGTTGCCGACCAAGAGATTAATCTTCTTGCCTGTTTGACTGAAATTATGTGTGAGTGTAGTTTCAAATGAAGGTGCCATCTAAATCTGAACTCATTCATTATAAGATTCAAGCAGCAATGAGAGAAAATATGTTTGCGGAAGACCAAATGAAGTATCTTGGTGAACGTGCTGGAAATCATTGGTATTTGATTGATGGGCAACACGAAGTATCTGCGGAACAATTTGAAGAATTTGAATTAACCGAGGATCCAGAATGAACCCATATAAAATATCATATAAAGACCTAAAAGAAATTCCTATTAAAACCACTCCAGAAAACGTAAGAGAGGCAAACGAAGCATTGTTTCGTGCTAAAATGACTCTTCCTGCTGCCGCTAAGCATTGTGGTATGACGCAGAAAGAAATGAAACTTACCTTCTGGGAATATTTGAAGTATAACCAACCTGATTATGTGAATAATGATTGATTTTTCTACAATTGAACTCAATAGACTTTCTAAGTTTTTTTCTACTCTTTCCGGCAATAGTGACCCAACAGAGTATTTTGAGATGGGTAAAGTGATTGAGTATGCTTACCAAGAATATGGAAAGGGGCAACTAAAACGCATCAATTTGGTTGGAAAAGACTTGATTGATAATAACGGAAAAACTTATGAAAGTAAAAAAATAAAGTTTGCCAACAAAAGTGAAATGGCAGTTCGTGGTGTTGTCGTGATGAATGGACGAAGCACACCAGACATTTCTAGATTTGAATCGGCAGATTATTATATTTTTACTGACCCAGATAAACTCAAAGCCTGTTGTGTTCCTGGTTCAATGTTGTATAATATTAGAATTTCTGGAACTACTATTATTGCTTCTTGTGACCCCGAACCAGAACATTTTTTCTTGAATGGTGGTCCAACTTTGAGTGAAAGTTTTTTCAATAAGAAAGTAAAATTTTATCTTGATTATATTAGAGGAATTAATGATGAAATCTCTTAAAATAACTCCGTTACTAAATAGAAGTGGAGTAGAATAAAAGTTATGGCCAAAGGAACGATTTACGAACATAGAAAACCATCAGAAACAGAACTTGCTTGGTTAACTGGTATCTGGGAAGGTGAAGGATCTTGGACTTATAAGAAAGGAAGAACAAGAACTTTCTCTAATGGAAAAACATATACGGAGAAAGATTATGTTTCTATGAGTATATCTATGACTGATAAAGACATTATGGAGCGTGTTGCTTCTATAATGGATGGTAGAAAAACAACTTATACTGATGGAGGTCCTGTTCATATAGCAGCAGGACAAAAACCAATTTATTGTATAAACCTTCAAGGTGAAGCAGCAAAAAGGTGGACTGAATTAATGAAACCTTATCTTGGAAATAGACGCCGAGAAAAGTATGAAATGATTATGGAGAAATTGAATGTCAATTAACCAAAAACAACTGAAAACTTGCTTAAGGTATCCTGGCGGAAAAAGTAGGGCAGTCACCAAGATGGACGCCTATTTTCCAGATTTACGAAATTATGATGAGTTTCGGGAACCATTTTTGGGTGGTGGTTCTGTTGCAATTCACATCACAAAGAAGTATCCACTCTTGGATATTTGGGTGAATGACCTTTATGAACCTCTGGTAAATTTCTGGCAACAACTCCAGATGTTTGGAACAGATCTGAAAGATAATCTTAAAGCAATAAAATTAGCAAACAATAAACCAGAATTAGCAAGGGATCTATTTCTTTATTGTAAGGATAAATTGCACGAAGAAGGACGTTCAAATCTTGATCGTGCTGTTGATTTTTATATTATCAATAAGTGTTCTTTCAGTGGTCTCACAGAAAGTTCTTCTTTCTCTCCTCAAGCATCCAACGCCAACTTCAGTCTTCGTGGAATTGAAAAACTCCCAGAATACTCAAAGTTGATTGGGAACTGGCATATAACTAATTGCTCCTATGATTATCTGATGGATGGAAACAAAGGTGCTTTTATGTATCTCGATCCTCCTTATGACATTAAGGATAATCTCTATGGGCGCAAGGGATCAATGCACAAAGGATTTGACCACGATAAGTTTGCTGCTGATTGTGATGCTAATAATATGGATCAGTTGATAAGTTATAATTCAGATCAACTTGTTAAGGATCGTTTTACGAACTGGAATGCTGGTGAGTTTGATTTAACTTATACTATGCGTTCTACTGGAGAGTATATGCGAGATCAAAAACAACGTAAAGAACTACTACTTTTTAATTATGGAATTGAAGGACTGGTTGAACTCGATCAATCGAACGAAAAAGAATCTGATTGATGAAGACCCTTCAACTGAGAAGGGATATCCTCCATATATTATTAATAAGTGCCTTTCGGCAGAAATTGATTGTATTATGTTTGTGAACGAACTGAATCAGTATCATTTTCTTCCCAAAAAAATGCAATATGACTTTCTTATAAATATTCTGAGAGTTAAAAGGAGATATTCTCCTTGGATTCGTAAAGATACAATCAAAGATCTTGATATTGTCAAACGTTATTATGGATATAGTAATGAAAAGGCACAGCAGGCTTTGAGGATTCTAACAAAAGAACAACTTACTTTAATTAAATCGAAATTTGAAACTGGAGGAACAAAATGAGTGTCGTTCAAGAACCGATTATACAATGGTCGCCTGATATGATGGTTGAGGTCATTCTAAATGAACCAGATGACTTCTTAAAGGTTCGTGAGACTTTGACTCGTATCGGAGTTGCCTCAAGAAAAGAAAAAAAATTATATCAGTCTTGTCATATTCTTCATAAGCAAGGCAGATATTATCTTGTAAGTTTTAAGGAATTATTTGCCCTGGATGGTAAACACGCCAACCTGACTGTAAATGATATTCAACGTCGTAATCGTATTGTGCAACTAATTGCCGATTGGGGGTTGGTTGAAGTAGTAGACGCGACTAAGATTCAAGATATTGCCCCTCTGAATCAGATTAAAGTCCTTCCTTATAAAGAAAAGGGAGATTGGATTCTAGAGACCAAGTATAATATTGGTGCTAAGAAAAAAAAGGTAGAGGATGCTGAGTGATGGCATCTGGAAGTTTTCAATTCCGTTACAATCACAGTAACGAGAATGCTGCTTGGCATACAAA